CCCCGGTAGCCTCCGAGGTCCGCCTGCGGTAGAGCCCCTCGAGCTTCGACAGTTCGGCGTCGGACGCATTAACCAGCTGCGCTACCAGCGGGGCGCCTTCCGGACCCATCCGAGCCAGTTCATCGAGGGTGCCCTGCGACACCCGGCCGGCCAGCTTAGTCATGTTGTCGGCGTGCTTCTCCTGCGCTTCGACCTGCCGCTGCAACTCGCCGAGATACTCAGTCACAGAGACGCTGACCGTCCCGGCGTAGTCCTCCCAGCCCTTCTTCTGCCCGTCGAGCGCGGCGATCTCACGGTCACGCTGGTCCTCGACGTTGCGAATCGCCTCATCCGATACACCCTTGTTGCTTTTCATCCCGTCGAGCCGGATGTCGTACTCCCGCCGGACCGCCTTCTCCTTCTTGTCGACACTGTCGTTCTGGGCTTGCGCGGACTTCTCCGCGTCGGCCTGCTCAGCCTCCGTCTTGGACGCGATCAGGTCTGTGTACGCCCCGAGCGGCTGCACGAAGTCAGCGAGGGACTGCCCCCACTCCTCCACCTGCTTGGTCATGGCCTTAGTGGCTTCCTCGTCCTTCTGCATGCCCTCGGCGTACTTCTGAAGGCTGTCGTAGATCGTGCCCAACGGCGCTTGCAGCGCGCCGATCGCCCCCGCCGCCTCATAGGCACCTTCGGCGGTGTCCTTCTGCTCCCGGTTCGCCGCCGCCAACGCGTCGCCGTAGCCGCCCATGCTCGCAGTCAGCTCCTCGACACTTCCACCCTCAGCCTGGACAGCAGCGACCATCCGGCCGAACAGCGCTGCGGCTTCCTCGATGTTCCCGCCTGTCACCATTGAGGCGAGCGTCGAGTCCAAGTTCGCGAGCACGTCGCGGGCAGTTTCGACCTCGTTCAACCCGGTCCCGTCGATGATGCTGAGCCTGTTGTTGTTCGCGACCTTCAACTTGTCGGCCAGCGACTCGAAGTCCCCGCCGAGATGCCGGGCCACATCACCGGTCAGTTGCTGAGTGTCGGCGTACTCCCGCAGGTTCTCGGTCATCGTCGCGACCTCAGGTGCAGCGGTCTGCAAACTCCGGCCGATCAGGTAGACAGCGCCAATGATCACCGCTGCCCCGGCGGCGAGCGCCGCAGCCTTCATCGCCACCCCCAGCGCGCCGACCGCCACCGACGCAGTCCACGAGCCAACCCCAAGGCTGATCAGGCCCGCTTCGAGCGCGAGGATCTTCGGAATGATGATCAGCGCCGCACTACCAGCGAACGACAGCGCCGCACCCAAAGCTCCGACGATGACAAGAGCCGCTTGCACCGGCTCCGACAGGCCGGAGAAGAATCCGGCCAGGTCGGAAATCCCACCGACCGCCGAGCCGATCGCCGGCAGCAACACCGTCCCAAGGTCGATAGCCAGTTCGTTCAGGCTGTTCTTCGCCACCTGAATCTTCGAAGAAGTCGTCTCATACCGCTTGTTCGCCTCCTCGACCAGCGCCGTATTGGCCTTCCACGCCTCGTTACCGAGCTGCGTCGATGCGGTCGCGAGACCTTGCGCGTTGCTCAATCGCAGCAGCAAGTCCCGAGTCCGGATCTCGGAGAGTCCGAGTTCGTCCAACACCATGAAGGTCGACTGGCCGCTGGCGGTCATCCGGCCCAATCCGTCGATGAACATATTGACGGCGCCCGCTGCATCCTGCCCGAACCCAGCCGAAAGTTCCGCGGTCGTTACCCCGGCGACCGCGGCGAACCTCTCGAGGTTTGCCCCGCCAGTCTCCACTGCGACAGCCATGTCGATCATCACGCGGGAGATGGCCGACCCGCCGGCCTCAGCTTCGATACCCACCGACGACATGGCGTTAGCGAAGCCGAGAACCTCACCTTCGGTCAGGCCGATCTGCTTGCCGGCACCAGCGATCCGCACCGCCATCTGCAAGATGTCGGCTTCGGTCGACGCCCCGTCGTTGCCGAGCGCCACCAGCGTTGAGCCGAGCCGGTCGATGTCACCGCCCGCAGTGCCCATAATATTCGCGAGCCGCGCCATCGACGTCGCGGCCTCATCAGCCGTCAAGTTCGTTGTCTCACCAAGGTCGATCATCGTCTTGGTGAACGACGTAATATCCTCGCGCTTCACACCGAGCTGCCCGGCGGCCTCAGCTACCGCAGCGATCTCCTTGTGCGTCGTCGGCAGGGTCGTCGCCAGACCCCGGAGTTCTTTCTCGAGTACCGCCATCTGCTCGGCGCTGCCGCTCACTGTCTTACTGACCCCAGCCCAAGCGGATTCCCACTCGATAGCGGCCTTCGCCGACACGACCAGACCAGCAGCCATCGCCGCACCCATAACAATGGCGCCCTTGCCGACCTTCGACATGGCGTCGCCCTGCCGCTTGGCTAGGTCAGATGCGTCCTCGAGCCCACGACGGAAGTCCTCGATGTCCGCCCGGAGCTCGACGATCACAGTGCGAACTGACATGACCGACCCCCTCCGCTTCGTTGGCTTGTGGGACGCTGGCCGGTATGGACAACAGCGGCGGACTCATCGAACTGCTCATCGCTTCACTCGTCGGACTGCTCCTGCTGTTCGCGGTGATCCACATGGCGGTGCTGTCCGCGATCCGCGAGTCCCGCAAGCCGACCCGGGCGGAACGGAAGCGCACAGCGGGTAGTTGACCTGCGTTGGGAACCGCGTAGAGTGCGCAGCGCGACCCCTTCTACGCAGGGACGATGAAGCCGGCGCGTGTCGCGCCGCCGCTGGGAGATCGGCGCCCCAGCAGGCCCCCGGGCCGCAGGAGGCAAAGCGTAGAGACGGCCACCTGTCGGCTCCGGGAACCCGACCTAGACGCGCTTCCGCACGCTCAACGTCTTACCGCGCTGCCCCTCCCACTCCGGGCCACGCATGTTCGACTCCACCCGCTCCTTCTGCTCACAGCCAGCGCAAACACCGATGCTGAACTCATACGCCCGCCGATCCCCACCTTGGCTCGGATCCCACTCCTCCGGCCGGGTGCCACAGCCGGAACAGGTCCGGCGGTGCTTCACCTGCCACGACAGAGCCCAATCCCGATCCGAGGCCGTCCAGATGTGCGGGCCACCGAGGAAGAATGAGCGGGGGATCCCGGCCGGGCCGCAGTAGTCCATGACAGCGGCGCTGCCGTCATCGGACATCAGCCTTTTGGGATCTGCACCGACCTCGGCCGGAAGATCGCCGTCAAGCAAGCGTCGAACGCAGCCTGCTTCTCAGCTTCCTGCCAGTCGCCGTCCCGGCGGAGCTCGTGTGCCCACTCAGCTTCAGTCAGCGCCTCCTCACCGTCCGGGGGGACGACGCACAACGCGAACACGGCAGGGATCAGCGTCTCCGGGTTGAACCGCGGCGGGGTCGGTGCCGGACTGTCGGCTGCCTTCGCCTTCGCCGCCTCAGTCTCATGCGCCGCCGTCTGCCGGGGTGTCGGTGTGTGGGCGTCGCTGGACTGCAACTCGTCGAAGAGATGCTCGCCGATCGACTGGAAGGTGATCGGGCTGACGTGCGCCCGTAGCGCGTCCCGGGCCGCATCCCACCGGACTTGAGCTGCGGCGCGTTCCGGTGAGTCGCCGTCGTGCCGGAGCCGGGCGAGGCGCAACTCTGCTTCGGCCCGTTCCATCTCGAGCGTCTCAGCTTCGGTTGGGTCGTCCAACACAAGGTCGTAGTGCGTCCGGCGGCGTGTTTTCCGTCTCAAAGCTGAACGGAGGTTGCCCATCGTAGATCTCCCTGGCGGTAGTCCTGGCGGTGGAAGGCTTGGAGCGGGGCGCCGTCACCGCCAGGCAGACGACGCCCCGCCGTCTTAGAACTACACCGGCAGGGTGATGTTCTCGGCGGGCTTGTCGGTGATCCCAAAGGTGATCGTCAGCCGCGCCGCATCCTCACCAATCGACCGGATCTTCCCGACGCTCCCGACACGGATCGGGAACACATCAGCCTTCCGCCCGCCCGCGTCACCGCCGTCGGCGACGAGGATGAATCCGTTCGTCAGGCGGGGCAGAACAGTGCGGACGTCCGCGCCGCCGATGTCGGCGTAGAAAGTCAACGACGACTCGTCCACCTTGATCTTGCCGGGCATGTTCTCCTCGAAGTCGCTCCCGAGGTCCGGGGTCGCGATCGTCCCGGACGTGATCAGCCACCCGGACAGGTCGGCGATCTCGTTGGTCAGGTCCGTGCCGGCGTTGATCTCCAACCGGGTCGGGACCTTCGTCGCCGCGGCGATCGTCGGCAGAAAATGAATCTTCGCGGTACCGGCGTTGAAGTACCGGGTAGTGGCGGCCAAGGTTGCCATATCAGATCTCCGTATTCGTGTCGATGATGCCGGTCAGCGCGTCGACGAGCGTCTTACGCGGCTTCGTGCGGTCCTGCTCCACCGTCAGGGCGGCGGCGGCAGCGTTCGGGTCGTCACCGACATCGGCGAGAACCTCAACGATCGTGCGATCCGAGGTGAGATCGGTGACCGGCGTCCAACCCGGCAGGAACGGCAGTGCTGTCTCAGCGAGGACAGCCTCGCCATCGACGTCGGCGTGCCGGACGCGAACGAATCCGTCCGGGATCTGGGCGGGCATGAGGCTCCTTCGTTTGCGCGTTCGCCTATGCAGGCGCATAGGCGTGAGGTAAGGTGCAGTCATGGCACGCAACCCGATGAGGAACCGGGTGGTCCGGATGCCGGACGCACTCTGGGAAGCCGCGAGGCGCAAGGCCGACCAGCGTGGGGACGTGCTCGCCGAGGTGATCCGTCAAGCACTGGAGAGGTACGTGAAGCGATGAGCCGAAACATCTACGGGGAGCGCCTGGCCCGGCGGCAGTGGCTCCGACCGAAGTGGTACGTGCTGGACACTGGCGGCGGCGGTTGGATCGGCTCGGCGGTTCCGGGGACCGTGAGTCGACTTGCGGAGACGGTGCCAGCGAACTGCACGGACTGCGGCATTGACCTGGGCCGCAGTTGGTGTGAGTTGCCTAGCGGCCCTTCATGCAGGGCCTGCCGCGACGCGCGCTGGCCCTTCATTGAGCCGCCAGCATGGAAACGCCCGCTGCTGGCCGTCGTTCATCGGACTATCTGGCCGCTCAGTTCGGCGGTTGACCGGCTCTACTGGTGGCACTGTGAGCGCTTCGGGAAGCGGGTGATGCTGTGATGAGCGAGCCCGAGGTCTACGTCTCCCACGTCGACGACTTGCAGCAGGACCGCATCTGCGTCCCAGAGATAGGACAGGACCCCCACGACCACGGACGGCACGATCACGTCCCGGGCGAGCGGACCTTGACCGTTGATGTGCGGCCCATCGCGACCGACCCTGACGCCGAGGCGGCGTTCCAACGGCTCGTCGGCAAGCGGGTGCGGCTCGTGGTCGTGGAGGAGGGATGATCGGCGAGGACGGGTTCGTTGCCCTGCCAGATGCGGCGAAGGACGTCGGCATCTCGGTGCGAGCCCTGCAAGGGATGATCCGCCGCAAAGAGGTTCGATCCCACGGGCACTTCCTGTCCCCACGCGTAGACCTATACGAAGTTCGCTTCGCCTACTGGCAGCATTTGCGCGACAAGCCTCGCAAACCGACCCGCTAGGCGGGCTGCGCGGTGATGACGAACTGCGGCGTCGAGAACGCCAGATGCGGGGTCACATCCCGGTCGAGGCGGATACCGGACGGGCCGTCCGGCGGTGCGAAACGCAACACCCGCCAGCCTTCGGCCTGCGGCGGGACCGCAAGGGCCTGCCGCACCCGATGCTCCAAGAACTCGACCCCAGCCGTGTCCAACGCGACGCACTGCACCTGATAGGTGACGACGACCATCTCGTGCGGATTCCGCAACGATCCCGTCCAGCGAGTGTCAGTGCGGGACAGGAACCCGTACGGGGACACAGCCTGCGGTGGGGCTCCGAGATCACCTATCGGCCGGCCTGTCGACGACCGGAGGCGGTCGAGGATTGCTGTCGACAGCGACGCCAACGACGGAGCGATCAGCGGCGTGGTCATTCGATGATCCCCCGCACCACGTCATCCAACGCCGCCAGGAAGCGCGGGCCTTCCCGGTCCAACGCCGGGCCGAGGTGCGCATTCGGTGCGGTCGTCGCGTTCCCGAACTCATACACGTAGCCCAGGAAGCCTTGATCATCGGCGCTGTTCTCCGGGCCGATCTCACCGGCCCAGCCGGACGAGGTGGCGGTCACGGTGTAGGTGATCGAACGCGGATACCTGGGGGCGTGAGCGATGCCGGTCGAGAACTGCTTGGCATCCCGTTTCACGTTCGCCGACCCGCGATCCACCACACCTTTGATCTGCCGGGTCGCTTCAGCGCCCATCCGGCCCAGCTCGACAGCCAGGTCGTCGAGGGTGCTCATCCGGCGTCGACTTCGCAGCCGAGACGACGGGCCGTCAGGTGGCTGCCAGCGGCGACCTGCACTACCCGCAGCACCGTCCCGACGAGCGCCGGGTCCAACGTCGAGACAGTGACCGTCACACGGTCATCGACCGCGAACTGCACGGCCGAGATCGGCACGGACACGACGAACGGGAACAGGCTCACAGCCTGCCCACCAGCCTCCACCACCCGGTCGGAGGTGCCGGCCGGCTTCACCCGGCAGGGACCGGTGTAGACGCTCACACCCGGCGTCGTGGCGTAGGTGCCGGTCGCGGGGTCGAAGGTCTGCGACGACGTGCCGCGGGTGATCGTGCAAGTGTCGACCATGAGTGCTTCCGCAGCGCGACGGCCGGCGAGCGTCGCAGAGATCATCTGTCTGATGAGTGCGTCAAGAGGATCACGCTGCGCGCGCGCACCCGACCAGGCAGGAGCCGCGCCAACTCATCCTCGCCGAGATACAGCAGTCCCGAGGACACGGCGTTATCCCGGGTCCACGAGTAGTCATCGATCGACTCCTGCCTCTTACCTTCAGGGTTCTGCATCACACGCAGGACCATCGCTACCTGCACGGCCTCGATGAGTGATGAGGTGAGGGTGCCCGCTGTGACACGGGCGGCGAGCGTCGGCAGCCGGGCGGTGATGATCGCTTCGGCGTCCTTGAGAAGCTGCGTCGCCAGGGTTAGCTCAGCAGCGGTCAGTGGCCGCCACCGACCCGCGACGCTGGCCGGGTCGGAGGTGAAGGGGAACCGGCCGACCGTCCCGCCAGGATTGACGAGAAGTAGATCGTCGTCATCATCGACGAGCGCCGCCCCGCCGACAGTGCTGAACGTGTGCCGCAGGAAGTATCGCCCGGCGACGAGGGTCAGCGGGTAGGTGCCGGTGAACTGCACCGCGCTGCCCGTCGCCGTCATCACGGTGGCGGCGGCGGCGACAGTCGTCCGGCCAGCGTCGGAGAAGATCGTTCGGGTAGGTGCGGACGCAGGGGCGACAGTCAGCGTGTACGTGTAGGTGCCACCGGAACCGGCGGGCTTCTCGACACTTGCCACTTAGCTCACCGTCCCTGTCGGTCCTGGGCTGACCGTGACCAGCACGTCAGCGGGAGTGGCACGGGACGAGACAGCGACGTCGAGGCGTGCCAGGGCGTCGAGCAGAGCCGCCCTCGCGGGCGTGTAAGCGTTGGCCTGGGCCGGGGAGCCGAGTGCGTTCACAGCGGACTGGACGGCCGCCAGAGCCGCCACCTGAGCGGGTGAACCGACGGCAGCAGTGACCACATCGCGGGCCGCTGTCACATCAGCCGGGGTCGACCTCGAGGACACAGCCGCGTCGAGCCGGGCAGCGACCGTCGCACCATACGAACCGGCGGCCCGGGCCTCCGCTGTAAGTTCGTTCCAGACGGCATCAGCGATAGCGGCGATGTCAGCAGGTGTCACCGGAGCCTCACCCCCGCCCCCCGTCCCAGACGGGCCGATGTTGTCAGAGGTGGCGCGGACCTGGATCAGGATGCGGGTCAGGCTGTCAATGGCCGGGGCTGAGTCGGCGAGCGACCGGAAGCGGAACGCAGTCCGGGCCAGGGCATCGGTGGCCGGCGCGGTGTCGGCGGTCGAGCGCAGGAATGTGACGAGGCGGGACAGAGTGTCGGACGCAGGTGCGCTGTCGGCGAGCGCCCGGACCTGCGTCAGGATGCGGGTCAAGGCGTCCACGGCGGGTGCCGTGTCGGATGTCGACCGGGCCTGCACTGTCTGCCGGGCCACCGTGTCAGCCGCCGGGGCGTTGTCGGCGGTGGCGCGGGGGCGGAACGTCGTTCGGGTCAGCGCGTCAGCGGCCGGCGCGGTGTCAGCCGTCGAGCGGGCCTGCGTCGTCCTACGGGTCAGCGCGTCAGCAGCGGGAGCCGTGTCAGCTAGGGATCTGGCCTGCGTCGTACGACGGATGATCGCATCGGTGGCGGGAGCCGCGTCCGGGACACTTCGGGCCTGCGTCGTACGGCGAGACAGCGCATCCGCGGCAGGTGCAGTGTCAGCGGTCGCACGCGGGTACGTCGCCCGCTCTACCAGGCTGTCAGCAGCCGGCGCCGTGTCAGCAGTCGACCGGGTGCCCGTGAACTTCCGCACCAGCCCGTCCGCCGCGGGTGCCGTGTCCGGGGTCGACCGGGCGTACTGGATCGTGAACTGAGGGACGGCCGTGAACCTCGTCGGTGTCTGCGCCGCCGTGCCATCAAGGTTGAGAATGATATTCACGGCAGTAGCCGGAGCAGCGGGCAGGCCAGCGACGAGCGGCTGCACCACAATCTCGGTCTGAATCTTGCTGCCCGCCAGGATCGTCGTCGGCGAAGCCGTCGTGAACGACGCCGCCACATCAACCGCAGCCCCAGCGATAACCGTGTCAGCCGTCACCATCCGGCCGATCTCCTTCACGAATGCGCCCGAGGTCGTGACCTCGTACACAATCGCGGTGATACGGACAGTCACGTCCGTAGGCAACGCGCCCTGACCGTCCTTGTTCACATCGAACGTCAACGTCCACGTACCGGCCGCATAGGTGATCGGCTCGACAGACTCAGCTGTCACATCCCGCCATCCGACCCCCGCAACCGCGGTCGACGGCGCCGCCGGGATCGTCGCCGCCGCCGACACAGACACCGCACCCGACCAGCGGATCGTCGTGATGACCCCAGCTGCGGCGAACGCAGCCTTCGTCGTGACCGTCGTCCCCGCGCCAGCAGTCGGCGAGATGTTACGGACAGCGCCCGCACCCGCAGTCAGCAGGAAACGGACCTGCGGGGCGCGGGCCACATCAGCCCCCTGAGATCGTCAACACCCAAGGGCCAGAACCGACATCGGCAACACCGACACGGGCCTCATCGGCCGCGACATCGCAATCCTCCGACGCAGAGCACTCGATCGCACAGCACATGATCCCCGCCGCGAACGCAGACTGCGCCGCGTCGTACTTCGCGGCACGGGCAGGAGAGACAGCCACGGGCTATATCGACGTGGTCGAAGTCAGAGCTACCTGATCGCCCGATACGAGCGCGGGCGGGGACGGGATCGCCGTCTCAAACATCAACGTCCCAGCCGTCCCAGCGTTGAAGATACCGATCTTCTGCAGGGTGCGGGTCGTCGCATCCGCCGACGTGAACGTCTTCGTCAGCGTGTACGTGCTCGTCCCGTTCGTGTGCGCGTACACAGCTTGTGCGCGGGCGAAACCACCAGCCGTCAACTCACCCAGCAGGGCGGTGTCCGCATCCGCCGGGGCCGTCGCGTTCTCCGTCAAAGCGATGAAGTTCGCCGCCGCGTACAGACCGGTACCGGTCGACGCGGTGTCGGCAAGGACACGCGACTGAAGGTCTCTACCCGAGGCAACACGCACGGCTAGCCTTCCTTCTTGGTAGGCGCCCCAGCAGGGCAGTCGAAGTGCGCGGCGAGAAGCTGCTCCAACGCAGGCGAGTCCGACTTCACCCACGACGGCTTACCGGACTCGGCGAACCCGCCGGGGCTGTGCGAATCCCAGACACCCTGCGGCAGGGTCACCGTGTTCGCGCACTCCATCAACGGCATCCCGTCAGGGAAGTTGACCGTCACCGTGCTCGACCCCGGCAGATCCCGCTTACGGGTCACCGACTCGAGCCGCGCCCGGAGCAGATCGGCGTCCGGATCGTCACCGACCTCCACGCCATCCTCAACGGCCAGGGCCTTCAACTGCTTCGCCGACAGGCCCGGGTCGAGATCAGTCCGGTAGGACTCCACCGGACGGTCCGTGCCCAGAAGGACATACATGCGTGGCTCCTTGCCAGTCGAACGGGTGGTCATGCGCGCCCGGGGCCCGGGATGCCGTCCCGGGCGGACGGGCTACTTGGCTTCGTTCTCCGGCGTCGGCTTCCCGGCGGCCTGACCGGACAGCGTGTAGTTCTCGCGCGGCGTCTCATCCACCGCAGTCCCGCGGTAGCCGACCTCGTTCTCAGCGTCGACCTTCGCCTGAACCTCAGCCTCGCCGCTGTCGTCCTTCTTCTTCTCAGCCATGACCACTCCACAGGGTTTCGTCGTCAGGGTCGAACGCCCCGACATCCTCGAAAGGCGGGAGCAGAGGTGCCCACGCCGCATGCACAAGAGCCGCAGCGACCGGATCGCCCGGCCCCGCGTTGTCGAGCAGCCGACCGTTAGCGACCTGCTGCTCACGAGGCCAGTGCTTACCCGTCGCCACGATCAGTCTCGTGACCGCTGAGCCACGGCGGTCGTCGCGTTGGTGATCCGGTCAGGTGTCACCACACCCGCGTTCACCGATGCCAACGTGTACGACTCAGACTCCACATCAGTCAGAGGCGACCAGCCGGAGAAGCCGTACACCTGGGCGGCGTCGCCACCGAGCGCAGCCGATACAGTCCCCGCCGCCGTCGCAGCAGCCGAAAGGGTGCCGGCCGTATCCGACGAGGTAGTCACGAGCGTCACGCCAGCAGGAATACCAGCCCCGGTGATCGTCCGGCCAGTGTCTTCCTCGCGGAACGTCCCCGCCGCAGCCGTAACCGCCGTCGATGACAAGGTCGTCGTGACCGTGACTGACCGCGCCTCTGAGGACCTTCCCGCGACCATCAGACAGCCTGCTTGATCACGCTGAACGGGTAGCGAGAAGCCGCGACGCCGTTGTCGTAGTTGATGGTGTTGGCCGTCTGGAACGCGCAACGGAACACGACGCGAAGCGCAACCATATCCTGTTGCGGCAAGTTGTACTGAATGACCCCAGCGCCGTCTGTGATGACACCCTCGGTGATGAGCTTGTAGGTGATGTCCTGGCGGATACCGAGGATCGCCTGCGAGAAGTCACCGACAACAGCCTCAGCCGCGCCAGCAGCAGACGCGGGCCACAAGCCGCGCATCGGGTAGACGACCGGGACACCGAAGATGCCGGTCGGACTGACCTCGGCGAGCAGGTTGCCGTTAGCGTCACGCGTGTTGCGGAGCTGGCCCTTGTAGATCGTGTTAGCAACGATCCCCGTGGCGTCGAAACCGTCCGCTTCGACCTGAGCGAGCGCGTCGGAGAAGTAACCAGCGAGGCCGGCCTTGTCCGTCCGCGCCGTACCCACAGAACGGTTCACGACGTTGCCCGCCGTGGTCGCGTCGGTGACGATCGCGCCGCCCCACGCGGTGGGCTTGTTCGTGCCGAAGAACACGGCGGCGTCGACCGCACGCGCGATCGCGTCGGTGAGCAGCGGCATGATCGAGCCCCACACGTCGAAGCCCGAGTCGTCCAAGACGGCCTCGCTGATCGGGACGATCGCCGCCAGCTCCTCGACGTTGAGGAACTTGTTCGCCCAGGCGGCCTCAGTGGTCTGCTTCAGACCGGTGTCACCGTTCACGAAGTAAGCGGTCGGCAGCGCCGACAGGACCGGCATGCGGGTCTGATTCGACGCCATACGGACCTGCCGGAACAGGGTCAGAGCGGCGGACTGGTTGGTCAGACCGGCGAGGATGTCGTTGCTGACAACCTCTGGGATCTGAGCCTGTGCGCTGGTGCGCGAAATGACGTTGTTGAAAGGCACGGCGATGACCTCCTAGGTCAACTGGAAGAGCAGCAGTCCGACGCCGTGCCGGTGCTGCGGAATCACGCCCGGCCGGCGGCCCGGCGCAGAGCGGTGTTCATATCCACCGCAGGGGGTGGAGTCGTGCGTGCGCCACCGTCGAACGACGGGGGACGCGGGGAGCCGGCGGACAACTCAGGGACGAGCCGCTCAACAGCCTTACCGATCGCAGCAGTGTCAGGTTCCCCGTCTTCGCCGACGAAACGGGCAAGGTTGAGGTCGTCGAGCACAGCCGCCGCGTCGAACTCGGCGTTACGCCGGGCTGCCGCGGCGACAAAATCCGAGCGAACCAGACGCTGACCGAACTCGGTTGCGGCCGCCGAGCGACCGCGCTTCTCAGCCTCGGCGACCGCCTTCTCAGCCTCGGACAGGCTGGCCGAACGCACCTTGTCCAACTCGACCGCCGCGGCCTTCGCCTCAGTCCGGTACTTCGCGCTCTCCTTGCGAAGGTTCGCGACGTAGTCAGCGTCGAAAGTTTTCGGTTCGACCGGCTCCTGGCCCTCCTGGGGCGCGGGATCGGATGGTGCCTGCTGCTCTGCTGCCTGCTCTGACATGCGCCCTCCTGGGGCCTCGGTGGTGCAACCCCGCCGCCTGGACGGGGACGTCTTAGGTGAGGTAGCCGAACCTCGTGAGGAGCCGGATCGCGTCAGCGCGATCCTTGGCCTCGGCGTAGATCGTCTCGGGACGCAGACGAGGGACGGTTGCCCGTCGGTATCGCTCCCCCGGTGGTCGCTGGGCGGTCGAGGCGAACTGCCGGCCGAACGAGCCGCGCACCGTTGTGCCCTCTGTCGTCAGCTTCACGGTCCGGCCTGCTACCTGAGCGGTCTGCATCCCGCGCTGCGCGTTGATGATCTGCCCAACGTCGGCGCCGTCCTCGACGATCGCCCGCCGGTCAGCCCGGCTGAGCCCGGTCACCTGCCCTGCTTCGATCGCCTTACGCGGGTCGGTGGTGAGGGCGCCGGCCATGCTTTCCGGCGCCGGGATGTGTCGGCAGTCGCATCTCGGGTGCCGCTGAAAGCCCTTGTTCCAGCCGAACCACTTACCTGCCAGGACAGCGCACCGTGAGCATGACGGCAGGTTCAGCATCCGCACGTAGCCGCGCACCCGGGGGCGGGCGGCGATCCCAGCCCCGACGGCTCCGCGGTCAGCGTCCGCAACAGCGGTCTGCACAGCCATGTCCAGCCACGCCCGGCCGGCCAACAACGCCGCGCCCGAGCTCTGCACCCGCGCGGTCTTCGCAGATACGACCGCGCCGTACAGCAGCGAGCCGAGCGGCCTACCGTCGCCAGCAACCCCGGCGAACGCCCGGGGATTCACTGCGGCTACCGGATCATCAACCTGACCTGTCTCGGCTAGGACCCGTGGGATGTAGTCCACGCCGTCCCGTGCCGCCCCGAGTTGCGCTGCTGCGGTCAGCAGAACTAGCCGCGGGCCGACCGTCCGCCAAGAAGCATCGAAGTCCTGCCCCATCCCACCCCAGGCTCGGCGTGTCGCAGCGATCGTGGCGACGGTGGTGCGCTGCTGCTGCCGGTAGTACTCAGCGGCAGCGTCAGGCAGCACCCTGTCCGCCGGTCAAGTCCCGGGCGATCCGCTCAAGCGTCGGATCGGTCGCCGCATCCGCGTCGTCCTGCTCGAGTTGGCGGATCAGCGTCTCGGAGTAGCCAACGTCCACCCGCGCCTGACGGAGCGAAGCGATACCGGACTGCAACTTCTTCACCGCCGCGTCAGTGACCTCGCCCTCGGTACGGAACTCCGGGTTACGCCACACCGTCTCCATACTCGCATCCACCGGCAACCCAGCGGCCTGACGTGCGAGGCGCACGGCGTCCTCCAGTCCCTCGCCGAAAGTACGCATCCGCTGTCGGCACTTCGACACCAGACCCGACTCCGACGCCTTCAGCGTCTCGCCGTTGACATTGCTCATCTCACCCAGCAGGTACTGCGCCGGGGTGCGGGTGCGGGAAGCGATGTCCTTCACATCCTCACGCTTCGCCGCGCTGTACGGGTCGAGCGGCGCGGCATCCCACTGACCGAACTTCGTCTCAGCCACAGACGTCGTGACCATCCGGTTCCGACCGACATCAATCGGCGGGGTCGGGTTGCCCTCGTTATCCTCATCAGGCCACGCCACCGCCCACTTCTGCGGGAACGCACCGAAGTCCTGCGTGATCAGCCGATCCGCCAGTGTCTTGTTCACACGGTCCTGAACATCGACCACATCAGAAAGCTCGGAGACACCCCCGGTCAAAAGTCGAGGGTTGTTCGCCAGCTCGACGAGCGGAACCATGCCCAGCGGATTCCCGACGCCCCACTCCTCACCGTCGACCTCGCGTCGCTCCCACACCGGGACGGTCGGCATTAGTCCCGACTGCGACCGGCGTGCCTGAAACTTGAACAGACCGGCAGGCAGGTACAGCGTCGCGTGAACATGCCCGGTCCAGTCGTCATCCCACACTTTCAACCCGGCAGCGCGCTCGCGCCGACCCATGCCGGGCACGTACTCCACCACGGCCTGCGTGGGATGCTCCGCCCACATACGCGGGGTGCTCGGGTCGTCGGCGTTAGGGGCGACCAGAACAAAGGACTGGCCGCCGATAAGCGACTCAAGGATCGCCTGGTCGATGTAGGTGTCAAGGCCGTTTGCCTGCCAGATACGCCACGAGTCGACATCGGCCGACTCGCTGTCACCGACCCGGAAGCCTTCCGGCTGCAACCGCTCGGCCGTCGCGTCACACACCAAACCCATATAGTTCGCCCGGCACATCTGGAGCACCCGGCGGAACTCGTTCCTGGCCTGCGGTGCCAACCAAGGTAGCGGATGAACCCCACGGTAGTAGGCGTCGTAAAACTCGAACTCGGCGCGCTGCACCTGCAAACGCTGGTACAAGCGGGCGACCCACCAGTCCGGGGAAAGCGGCACGAAAGGGTCCACGCCGCCTCCTTCGCTAGTAGGCCGCAGTGCGACCAGTTACGCGCGTGAGTCCCGCCTTGCGCTGTCCCCAGCCGGCGGCGATGGCGTCGGCCCTCGCCTCGTAGGCGAGCGCATCACCTACGACCGTGTCGATCTTGCGTGGACTGCCGGGGTACTCCTTGCGTATCAACCGGTGCCCACCCTTGCGGCGCACGTAGGCGTTGCCGTAATGCTCCAGGGCGAGCCGGTCGTCGTCGTGCCAGGTGACGCCGTTGCTCAGGTCGGCGTGCAAGCGGTCCAGCGCGGCGGCCATCTGCACATCCCGGCGCGTCTCCCACGAGATGACCCGATCACCGAAGTCCTCGGCAAGCGAGTCGATGTCCGAACGCCACTCGTGCGGGTCGAAGTACGCCCGGACCACGTCGTACCGTCCGAACGCCTCCCTGACCGTCGCCAGCACATCGACGCGAGGGACCTCCCAGCCGATCCCCGCCGCGCCGTCCGGCTTCGGCCACGCACCGATCCGGAACCGGAAGCCATCCGACATCCGGCAGCCACGCAGCACCGTCGTGTCATCGTTCAGGCTGCCATCGAAACCCAGCGTGATCGCCTCGCCGGCCGCCACCACGTCACCCGCGCGGACCTGCCGCTCCGCTACGTCCTTCGCGATCCAAGCATCAACCGTGCTCATCGCGCGGTTCAGGAAGTAGCGGGCCGCGGTCGCCTCATCCGGGCAGGAACGTGGGTCCAGCATCTCCCGGTAGATCCGCTCAAGGTCCATCCACTCAGCCGCGTCACCGTAGACGTAGCGCAACTGCCGGAGCGTGTGATCGTGGTCGGTGATGTCCACCCGGCCCTTAGCCTCGCGGTGATCGACATGCACGCTCGGACTCAGCTCGCCCTTACGCCAGGCCGTCAACGTCTCCTCGGCGACGGATTGTTCCCCTGGCCTGTAGGCGGTCGTCGTCTGCATCAGCCACGGTTCGGCGAGCTTCCGCTTCCCCAAGTTACGGCGCACAGTCCCGTACATCGCCTTCAGCTCACGCAGCACGTACAAGTGCGACTCATCCGCGACGACGAACGTCTCCTTGCCGCCGTCCTTCGACGCCGCACCAGCCGTACACGCCCGGATCTCCCCGCCGTGCGGGAGGTAGAGCGCCGTCGCGGACTGGTACTGCCGGGCACCCGACACCCCGCCATACACCTCAGGATGGTGCTCCTTGCCCCAGTCACCCGCGATGAACGCGACGACGGAGAAAGCGGCGGTGGCCTGCGACTCCTCCGTCGCCAGGGCCTTGATCAGCGGCGAGACGACCGGACGCCCGACAGGCTGCCCCTCATCGTCCCAACGGTCGAAGCGCACCGGGCCGAACGCCTCAGCGCACACGATCCAGCCGGCCAGCTCAGTCTTCGCGCGGCCCTTCGGCCGGGACAGAACCGCCTCGTCGTACAGCTTCCGGCCCGACGTCGGGTCGATCCGGTACGCCGCGACGAGGAAGGCCAAGAACTCGTCATCCATCTCGATGCGCTGGCCCTGCAAGTCACCCGGGCCATAGCAGCAGTGCGCGACTATCCAATCCGCGACCTCGTAACCGAGCGAGCAGACGTGTTCGTCGAACAGCGGGCGGAACACTAGGACGACTTCGCGGCCCGAGCCCGGTCAAGAGAGGACACGGCGCTCGGCTGCTGCACCCCGCGGACCTGGCGGTGCTGCGGACGCTTCCCCGACGCCTGGTCCGGCAGGCGCAGCGCCGCGACCAGGCGTGCCAGCAATGCTGACTGCTGCCGGACCTCCGCGTGCACCGGATGGATCATCAGCCCCGACTTGCCCTCAACCACCGGGTCAGTCGTTCGGGCCAGTACCTCCAACTGCTCCACCCGGTCAGCAGTCCGGCACGCCGAGAGAGCAACCTCACGCATCGGGTTCTTCAGGTCCTTCAGGCCCTCGTCCTGAACCAGCAGACTGGCCCAGAGACGACGGCCGCGCGGGGCGAGGTCCACGACGAACTCCGTCCGGTCAGCCGATGAGTAATAGTTGCTCGCCACCGCCGCGGTTGCCCTTCGCGACGTTGCAGCCCAAGTGCGCCAAGCGCACGTTCGTGGGGTCGTGGACTCCACCCCGACTAAGCGGGATGACGTGGTCTAGGGACGGGCTCAGCGGATGCGGCCAGACCTGCCTTCCCATCCGCTTGCCGCACATGTGGCACAGGCCCTTGTCGCGCTCCGCGATCTCCGTGAAGCGCACCGGCTCACCGGTGCTCGCGCCCTTCTTCATCGCTCGGCGCTTGTGGTAGGCGTCCCGCTTCTTGTCCGTCCAGGCCGCGTTCGACCTTGCCGACCCTCCGCACGCGCCCGCACCTTCCACAGCTTCTTGCCATGCGACTCGCAGCAGCAACGCGTCCGGTCCGCGACTGGGACGAACCTGACCTCGCAACCCGGCAAGGCGCAGACTAACTCCGCCAGCGGGACGGGGCGGACGAAGCCTCGGTGGATGTCAGCACACCGCTTCGAGCAGAAGCGCGAGGCACGTCTCGCTGCCAGGGACGCGCCACACGTCAAGCAGAGGATGTCCGCTCTAAGCAACTCCCGAGCCGCCCGGCCCGGGCCAACGCCACCTGGTCCTGAGCCTGCTGGTTGCACTCGCGAGAGCAGTAGATTCGCCGGCGACCGCGGCCCGGTGGCGGCAGCACGCCCGAGCAGAGAAGGCACGTACGCTCATCCATGTTCGACTCTCATCCAGTCGGGCCACGCCCCGGGGAGTGTTTGCGCACTCGCCGGGGTCTCATTGTGTTCACCTAATCGCGCGAAAGCGACTCAGGACTTAGCAATGCGACCGCCCTCACCCTCGGTCCTTGGCTCAGGGGATGATCTTGGGCCATCCCCCACCCCGTCTCACGCCCTGTCGGCCCACCCTCCGGGCTGGTGACGTGCAGTCGAACGGTCATGACAGGGCTTACACAGACCGCGCCCTGCTCTCGGGTTGTCGGGGTCGCGTCCGAGCGCCACGAGGTCGCGGCGGCTGGTCGGGTAGTGGTCAGCGACCGTGCTGCGTGCCATTGCACACACCGTGCAGGTCGGGTCGCGACGTAGTACCGCGGCCCTGAAGCGTCGGTGTCCTGGTCCTTTGTAGCCGCGTTGCGCTGCTGTCCCGCGCTGCTGGTCGGCGTTGGTGCGGCAGGCGGCGCAGCGGCCACCGTCGGTCAGGGTGGGGCATGAAGGCGTGCTGCACACTCGTCGGGCTGCCATGTCACGGGTGCGCCAGTGTCGAGCGCAACTCGAGCGTCTGGTCGAGCAGCCGGTATGCCCGGTCGGCTTCCTCACGGTCCCCATCAAGGTCGGCTTGCTCGTACCTGGCCCAGAGTGCGAGTAGGCGCCGGTCGCATTCGGTGATGGTGGGGAGGGCGACGGTCACCGGCTGCCTCCCGTTCGTGCTCGGGGGACAGGTGTGCCAACTCCCCAGATATAAGCACACCGTTGTCATTCATGGCGTTAGGCTGTCCGTCGGCGTGTCTTGCGCTCGTCGTGTGCCGCCGTGACGCCATCGACGTGGACGAACACCACGCCGCCGCGCTGGACCCATGAGCACAGGCCGTCGCGTTGCGCCCACACCCTCAGCGTGTGGGGGCTGCGCTGCAACTCCCGGCCCAATGACTCTGGGGTCGCGTACGCCTCGCCCTCGACGTCGATGCGGCTCGCGTCCTGGGCTGCGTTCCGGCAGGCCAGCCGGTAGCGGGCTTCGGTGTACTGCTCACGGCAGGCCGAACAGGTCGCGTGGTCTTCTTCGATCTCGCCGGTCCGTTCGGTCGGCTCGATCAGGTGCGCTGGCAGCGGACCTTCGGCGCCAGGCACCCACCACTGGTAGACCGTGGCCTCGGCCGTGTAGGGGATCACCCGTCGGACAAGGTCGTTGCCGCACTCGAAGCACGATGCCCCGGCCTTGGTGGGTTTGCGGGTGCGCCCGGTGACGGCCTCAAGTTGGAGGCGTAGGGATCGCATCTCGGTGGCGTAGGAGTCGAAGGCGTCGTGCGTGTTCGCGGCCCATCGTGACTGAACCTCGAGGTAGCCGGCTACTCCGTCGAAGGTGGGGTCGAGCGTGTCGTCCCGAGCCTCAGCCCAGTCGAGCGCCCATGACAGTAGGGACCAGTGGACGCTGGGTGGGTCGCTGGGGTCGTTGTCGATGCTGTGCTCGCGGCCTTCCTCGCCGCGCTCCCGGTCGAGTTTCGTGAGCTGCCGCGGCCTGTGGCCGTCGTTGCCCGGGCCGAGCATCGCCATGATCGTCCCGCCGGGCAGCGTGTGCTCATCCCCGCCGCGCCGGCCGAAGGTCTGCCCGGAGGGCTGGCCGAGATGGGCGGGGAGCTCGGCCCACAAAGTCACGATGAGGGCGAGGTCGGCTCTGGTTGAGGTCAAGTCCTGCTCACAAACCTGCGGCTCGTGCTCGGTGAGGCTCTGTCCGCAGCAGATACAACGGGGATGCCCGGCGCTGACAGCGTGGGCGTCGAACTGCGTTGCCCTGTCCTCGTCGGCGTCTGGGTCTGGCCTCCAGTCGCATCGCTGGCAACGAAGGTTCACACTGACCTCTCGGCGCGTCGCTCGCGGTGTTCCGTGTGCCACCATGCTGCGGCGTCGAAGACGTACAGCGGGCCGAAGTTGTCCCACAGCCACTGAATCCCGGCGCTCTTGATTCCGCCGTAGTCGGCTCGGGTGACCATCCCGCCGTCATGGACCACGAACCAGACCAGACCGGAGATGTCTACGACGTGATGGGCCTTCGTGATCTCGGCCGGGACCGCGCTCACCGTCCGGGCCATTCGGTGGCTTGTTCGATGACCTCGCGGATGCTCCGGGCGAGATGGGCGGGTCCGCCGGGATGGTGCTGCTCTGTGTGCTGGCACATGGCGAGGATGGTGCGGAGGGTCGCAGCGAGGTCGGCGTGGCGGTTTTGCCATTCGTGCAGGTCGGCCATGTCGGCTTCGACGTAGTACCCGTCGGCGGTCATCGGCTGGTCTCTATGTCGTCGCGGGCGGCGAGAGCCTCGGGTGTCATGGAGGGCGCGGACCGGGTGGGGTTCGCTGTTGTAGGCGTCGCCGCTCCACGCCCAGGTGTCGTCCTGCTCCCCGTCGGGGTCGGGGTGGGCCATCGGCTGGGTCATCGGTAGCCCGCCGCGGCGAGGAGGTCGCAGAGCTGCCCGAAGGTGAGGACCGCGTACCAGTCGCTGACGTTCGTCGTCCCGCGTTTCTTCGCGACGACCGCGCCGACCGCAGCGTTCGCGTTGCGCTGTTCGGTGAGGGCTTCGGCGAGCCAGCCGGCGAGGTCGTGGGCCTTCTCGTTCTTGACCTCGATTACCGCAGCCCCGGCGATGCCGTAGACGCCAGCGACGTCCCCCTTGTCGTAGGAGCCGGACAGGGTGCGGCGTTCGGCGTGCGGCCACCCCCGCCGGACCAGCTCGGCGACGACGGCGCTCTCGGCGGCGGTGCCCTTGGCTTTGCTCCTGTTCACCATCGGGCCACCTCCACGGGGTCGCTCTGTCCCCTGTTCTGACCTGTCCCGAGCACCTGTCCCCCTCCTAGGGAGAGGGGGACGGGGACAGGTGCCCTCAGAGGACCTGTCCCGGGGTGTCCCCGAGCATCGGGGACAGCGTCATAACGCTCTGACCTGCGGTTATGCATCGAAAGCCTCCGACTGTCCCGGGCTGTCCCCGACCATCGGGGACAGGTGCTCTGAGGGGGCGCTGTCCCCGACCTCGGGGACAGCGGAATACGGCCTGTTCTGCCTGATCGAGAGGACGTCGCCGAGCAGCTTCGTGCCGAGTTTCAGGCCCGCCGCCCGGATGATCGGGGTGATCGTCGGGCGGCCTGCGTCGTTCGGGGTGCGGGCTTTGTCGAGGACTTCGACGGCCTTGTCGACCTTGATCCGCACCGATGCCTGCCGGCCTTCGGCGTCGACCCGGTGGCGTAGCGGGCCGATCTCCCGGTGCAGGACGAGGGTCTTCTCGTGGATCGGCATCCGGGCGGCTTCGCAGTCGAGGCGGTAGCTGTCGTCGGTGAGCCGGCTCATCCGCCAGACCGCATCGACGTCGCCGCTCTTGGCGCTGCCCCCGCGCTGCCCTTTGCTTTCGTCTTTGCCGGCGTGGTCGAGGCGGACCATGGCGATGCCTTGCTGTTTCATCCGTAGGCCGGTGTGCCGGTAGAACGACAGCCAGGTGTCGTTTTCGTTCTCCTCCCCGGCGATGCTGCGGCTGACGGTGTCGATGACGACGACCTCACACTGGTATTCGGCGACGGCGGCCATGAGCTCCCGCCCGCCGAGGTCGCTGTCGAGGGCGTTGAGGGTCGGGAATGAGAGGTAGTGCAACCAGCCGAGGTCGGCCGGGCCGACCCCCATGGCTTGCAGCCGCTCCCGGATGTCGGCTTTCGGGTCGTTCTCGAAGTCGACGTAGAGGACCCGCCGCGGCCGGTCGATGTTGACGCCGAGGACCGGCCGGCCGGTGCAGATGGCGACGGCCAGCTCGAGCATGAGCAGGCTCTTGCCGACCTTCGGGGCGCTGTAGAGGGCGACGAGCCGCCGGGCGGGTAGTAGCGGCTCGATGATCCATTCTTCGGTGCTGTCGTCGTCCCACAGAGCTTGCCAGTCGAGGGTGGGGAGTCGTTCCCGGATGAGGGCCGAGAGCGCCGCTGCGTCGTCCTCCGGGTCGGCGCCGAGGACTTCCCCGGTCTCCGGGTCGATGCGTTCGGCCGGTCGTTCGGCTACTGGCAGCGCCCGGAGCCAGGAGTCGACATCGACGGGCGCCGGTACGCCTCGCGGTGTGGCTTGCCCGCCGGCTAGACCGGAGGCGATGGTGAGCCGGATCTCGCGGTCTTCGAGGCCGGCCTGGCGGGCGCCGTGACTGAGGGTGTCGACGACGTCGGCTTCGTCGAGGGCGCCGCCTGCGACGAGCTGGCCGAGGCTGTATGCGGCCCGGTTGAGAGCGTGGTTGCGGGTGCCTTCGGGGGCGTCGATGACCCGTTGGGCTTCCTGTTCGAGCGCGGATGCGGCGTAGGCGGTGTCGGGTGCGGCGCTACCGAGCAGGATGGCCGGGCGGGCCGCGGGGGTGGGCTTGGCGCGGGGGAAGACGGCTTCGATGACGGCGAACGGGTCGACGGCGGTCACAGGGGCATCGCGGGCCGGACCTTGCGGCGGTAGTACGCCGCGCTCTGAGCCTTGCGGCAGGTTCGACATTGGATGACGCCAGTCGACTGCCATGTCGTGTTGGTATCGGTGTATGCGTGGCCGTTCACGCACGACGTAGGCCGAATGCGAACGGCTCGACGGTTGTTCTCGGCACGGGTGACAGCCTCTAGATGGTCCGGCCGGACGCACGCTCGATTGCGACATAGGTGGTCTGTGACGAGTCCGTCAGGGATCGGCCCGTAGGCGTGGGCGTAGCTGAGCCTGTGGGCAAGCCGTGATCGACCAGCGAACCGGAACAGTCCGTAGCCTGAGGTGTTGAGGCATCCGGCCCACGTCCAGCAGCCTTCGGTGATGGCGACCTTGGACCAGTAGCGGGCGTCGAGGTTCACGCGACCGGCTCCGCTGCACCAGGCATCGCGGGTCGGGTGAGCCAGGAGTAGCGGGCGCCGGACAGTCCAACGCTCGGTGGAGCGACAACGAATCCCCCTCGCCCCCGAAAGTCGATGGCTTCCCCGCCGATGCCGGCGGCGTTGCCTTTGCCGGTCGCGGGAATATAAAGATGACGGCCCGGTCCTCGTTCCACGCCGTTACCGGGAGTGAAGGCGTGAGCGCGAATGTCAAACGGTCCTGGCGCAGGGCAGAACTGAACGTCGCAGCAACCGGGCGTGCATTCCGCGTGCTTGATTGTCGACCACGCCCGGATGCCAGCCGGGCCGTCGAGATCCACGACGTCGTAGCCGCAGCCGCCGGTGTCGGCCGGTCCGGTCGGGATACCGATGTTCGCGTCAGGCCACCGCTCCCACCACGCGGTGACTTGCCCGACCTCGACGGTGGCGTCTTTGAAGCCGTGGGCGGTGATCGGCTTCTTGCCGCGGGGCTTCAACGGGAAGACAGGCCAGCCGAGCTTTGTGGCGTACCAGAGGGCGGCGGCGCCCATGCTGATCGTCCGGGCTTTGCTGAGCACTTCGGCGGCGTCTACGGCGGCGATCAGGTCTGAGAGCGCCGGCTCGTCGAGGGTGGTCATGTGTGCGGCGAGGGCGTCGTCGTCGAGGTCGGTGCCTGGTGGGAGCATCCGTGCTGCCGCCTTCTGCTCGTGATGGGGTTGGGGTCGGTGGTTGAGTGCCGGGCCGGGTGCGTCAACACCCGGCCCGGCGGACCTCGTCTAGAACGGCGGCTCGGAGTCATCGGCCGGCGCCGGGGTGGCCTTCGCGCCCGCCGCGGCCTTCGCCTTGCCACCCCGGATCACGGTCACGTCGAAGACTTTGAGTGTTTTGCCGCCCGGGCGCCGCTGGACTTCGGTGAGGGTGACGCTCAGGTGGTCGCCGATCTCCGGGCGCTGCTCAGCGAGCGCCAGCTTCAACCGGACCTGGCCGGCGGTGAGGATCTTGTCCTCGCCCTGGTCGTCGGTGATGTCGAGCTGTGGGCTGACGCTGCCGTCATCCCATGTTTTACGGCCGATGCTGGTGATGTGGCCGGCGACGCTGTCCCCGACGTTCGTGAACTTGACGAACTCGCTGTCGCTCGGCTTGAAGTCCGGGTCGTCCCAGATGCTGCTCATGGTGCGGTCCTGCTCTCTGTGATGGGGTTGGGGTTGGGTGCCGGTGAGGCCCGACCGGCGGCGGGAGTCTCAGGCGGCGGTCGCCGACGCGGTCAGTTGCTGCTTACGGGCGCTGAACGCTGCCTTCACCTCGTCGGTCCACCGGCCCTCGGTGACAGCCCGCTGGTACAGGGCCATCAGTTCGTCGGCGGTACCCGTCAGGCTCGCGGCGAGCAGGATGTCTAGCGGCTGGGTGCTGGGGAGGGCGCGGGGAGCGAGCGGCTTGCCGATGGCGGCTTTCGCGGCGAGCTTGGCGACCCACCATGCGTGCAGGGACTTGAAGTGGGCAGCAGCCTTGCCTAGGTCGATGGGGTAGAGCCGGACGCCGTCGGGCTTGATGCTGACGATCAGCCCGCCGTCGACCTCGGGCAGCCGCTGGCGCTCCGGTCCGTCCGGTCCCTCGACCAGCATGTAGTCGGCGCTGGCGTAGCCGCCGAGCTGCGCCGACTCCTCCGGGTAGGCGCTGTGGTCGCTGTCGGCACCCCGGCTTTTCCAGTCCACCCAGTAGGTCTTGCCGTCGATGCGGATCAGCCCGTCGCTGGTGCCGCCGTAGCCGATGCCGTGCAGTCCGCGGTTGATGCAGACCACCTCGGCGGCGACCATCTCCGGCTGGTGGGTGCTGAGGAAGGAGCGGACGGCGGGGAGATACTCCGACCCCGGCTCACCGTCCATCCATGCCTTCACCGGCTGCCCGCGCAGACCGCACTCTAGGTAGGTGTGGACGTTGGTGCCACGGTCCTGTGCCTGCTTCAGCCCCAGCTTGTTGATGGCTTTGAGCCGCTCGTAGAGGGCGTCGTATTCGAGGCTGTTGAGGCAGTCGGGCTTCTCGGCGAGGGCGAGCGCGACCCGCTTAAGTCCGACGAACGTCCAGTCGTTGCTACTGGCGTTCTTGATCGCGCTGACGCTGGGCCAGGTGTCGGAGCCCTCGGTGACGGCGGGGGCGACTTCGCAGGCGGGCAACGGGTCGGTGTACCAACGGTCGCCGTAGCGCCCCACTTTGACTCGGTAGTGGTCAGCGTCGGCGGGGCCGCGCAGGACAGTGTTGGGCATCGGAACCTCCATTGGTCGGGCGGTGCAGGTGAGCCGGTGGGATAGGACGGGGTGATGCGTGTTCATGGGCTGGTTACTGCGCGGGTTGATGACCCGTGCGCCGCATCGGGGGCACGGGCCGGCCGCCGTCACGGGTGCCCCGCCTCAGCGCAAGGGCAGTCGGTGTAGCCGTCCCGGTCCCATACGCGCCCGAGGCAGTAGTCGCAGTCCCCGAGCTGGCATTCAGGGCATGGCGTCGGGTCTATGTCCTGGTAGCAGTCGGTGCAGTACCCGAGCGGCTCCCTGTCGCCGTCGAGCGCTCGGATGCAAGGCCCGTGGTGCGCCGGGTGGCTGGCGTAGCCGTCGCCGACGTAATGTGTGCGGTCGTCGGCGCTCATGCTTTGCCCGACCAAGGGTTAGCGCGGCCCGCTCGGGTCGTCAGTGAGGCCCGGATGGCGGCGTCGACCTCGTCAGGGTCGAACGTGACGCGGGCGCCACCGTCGACCGCAATGCCGCTGCCGGTGCATCGCACGCCGTCCATCTGATGGGTGCGTCGACGACCGGACTCCAAGATGGTTACGACCTGCTGGCAGTGAGGGCAGGTCCTGTCGGCCATCGGCTTCGGTGCCCGCCGGTAGACCCGGGCGCCGCTACGTGTGCTCACGCCGCACCGCCGAACAGGTGATCTGAGCCGAGGGGACGGTTCGACCACAGGACCTCGGTGCGGCGGTCGTTGCGCTCGGCGCTGTGGTTGCCCTGGCCGGTGTAGGGTCGTCTTGCCGCCGTAGTAGGCGAACGGTGGGGCGAGGGTCACGCCGCCCGCCTCGCCTTGTACCGGGCGGCGTCGTACGTCCGTTGCGCGTTCCGGCATTCCGAGCACGGTGGCTCGTTGGCGGCACGATGCCGGGCGAAGCCGGACCGGGTCCCGCAGCCGGCCGGGGTTGCCGAGGTCGACCGGAGTCCCATCTTCCGGCGCCGGTTCCGGACTTGTGTCCATGTGGTCCCGGTCGCGTTCGCCATCTGCCGGTCAGTCCAGCCACGCCGGTTCAGGTCGCGGACAGCAGCGTCCAACTCGTCCAACGCTGCCGGCCGGTGTTCTTCGGCGGCGAGCGTGTGATGCTCAGCGAGGTGCGGCCGGCACATCAGCCAGGTGTCAGCGACCGCGGTGGCAGGCTTGTCGCAGGCCGCCCAGGAGCAGGTGCCGGTCATGGGCTCGGCCTCTGCTCGTTCTCCCACTGCACCTGGCATCCGCCGAGGCAGTAGCAGCACCCGCCGCATCCCTGCATGCCGGCCCTGCCACACCCGCCGTAGGCGCATGGTCCGGCGCACGCTCCCTCAGCGTTCAGAGCGGCTGGAACCGCCGCCCGTGTGGCTTCGGCTCCGGCACGGGCGGCGGAGCTCAAGGCGGTCACGACGGGCCGCCAGTAGGCCAGGGGGCGAGCGAGAGCGCGACGAACTTTTCGCGCAGACCCCACCGCTCGCCACACAAGACGTGGGTCACAAGGCGCTCGCATGAGCGGCCGGTGAAGTCGCGGAGAAGGACGTCCCACTCGCGCAGGACGAGAACGTCCCCGACGCTAAAGCCACGGTCGTCGAGTCGTATCTCGACGGTCTTGACGCCCGACGCGACAGCCTCCCAAAACGGAGGCCACGTCTTTAGCGTGTGAATGCTCACCACTCCACCCCCGCCCGGTCAGCGTCAACGGCTGCGCTCAAGCAGATGACGAGGCTGGACGTGAGCACTAGGGCGGCGCAGGCCAGGATGGCGCCGACCGGATGGCGGGCCAAAAACTCGATGACGGTCATGCGGTGCCGCCCGCGGGTGTAGCGATCACGTCGCCCGGGTTGCTGCCCCACGTTTGAGCGGTCAGTTCCACGATGTCGAGATGCGGGATCAGATCGCGCATGTCAGGGCGACCGCCCTTCGCGTCACGCTCACGGAGCCCGGCCAGTTCCTTCTCGGCCCATTCCCGCGTCGTCCCCGCAACAGCCATGCCACAGCGCTCGCCGGTCCGGCGGTCATAGAAGGCCCACGCACGACGGGCGCTCATCGCTGGTACTCCCGGTCGAGCAGTGTCAACGACCAGCCGAGCCCGAACGCACCCAAGAACAGGAGCACGACGTACGGGTGGATGCCGACCGCGAGCAGGATGAGGGTGAGGAGGCCAGCGACAGCCAGCGGGGTCATGGGGTGCCGCCGGAGTCCGGTCGGTGATCGAACCAAGCGGGCATCCCCAGCAGTAGCGCGGACAGACGTCGCCGATACACCCGGGACTGCCAGCCGCACGCGACGCAAGCGATCCAGCGCTCCCCGCCGAATCCGAGTAGGTGTCCGCGGCCTTGCCGCGTCCAGACGCAACGCTCGCTCACCGCTCCTCCCTCGCTGTCCATGACCGCCCGGTGTGCACCCGATCCAACCCACGCTCGTGCGCCCCACGTATCTCACGCAACAGTGCGGGGAGGAGCCAGGCGAGGACGGCGAGCAGGCTGATGATCCCGGCCGCGTGAGTCATGCGGTACCGCCCGTGTCAGAGTCGGCGGACAGTCGCCACGAGTAGTAGTCGCCCTCCCAGATGACATCGACCTCTGTGCCGTTGTGCAACGGGAACGAGCCGGTGGGGTCACCGCTGTACGACAGGTGCAACGACTCGTCGTCGTTCTCGATCCACTCCACGGCGTTGCAGTAGTCGTTCGTCGAAGCGAGCAGGTGCGGGTGGTCCTCGCCGTACTCCTCGCAACCCTCTGGACAGGTCAGGCGACACGATGCGCCTTCGGGCGACTGACACTCGATGCTCAGCGCCACGTCCGCTTCGTCGCAGTTCTTCTCGAGTCGGACGCTGAGGTAGTGCTTCTGCTCGGGCCGCGTCACGTCGCACCCCGGATCTCAGCGTCGGTCAGCCCGCTGCGTTCCACCTGGCACGGCCGGCAGGAGCAGTCCGACGGATGCCAGTCGCCCAACGACAGGGAGTGCAAGCGGGCGCTACGAGCCTCATCACGGTCAGAGTCGACGAGGCCGGCGTCCGACCATCCGTAGACGGCAGGATCACCACCACCGGCACGGGCGGTCACGACGGCCGGACCGTGAACGTGCCGCCCATCAGGACGATCGGCGTCCACGACATCCCGGTCCCCGCCGGGCGGACATCGACCTCGACGGCCCACTCTTCGTGGCGGACGCAGACCTCGACGGCGCCGAGCTTCGAGGGAACGGTGACGATCACCGGCGGGGCGGTCATGCCGGCACCGGAGCGAGCATCCGGCCGAACAGGTCGACGGCCTCGAGCTGCTGCTGGTCACGCAGTGCCCGGAGGGGGGCGAGGCTGTCGCTCGTCTCGTAGTGCGCGCTCACCGCCCGGTAGACGGCGTTGTAGACGGAGTCACGCCTGTCAGAGGCAGCGACAGCGGCAGCGGCAGCGGCAGCGACAGCGCCAGCGGCAGCGGCAGCGACAGCGACAGCGACAGCGTCAGCGGCAGCGACAGCGTCAGCGACAGCGGCAGCGCCAGCGGCAGCGACAGCGACAGCGTCAGCGTCAGCGACAGCGACAGCGACAGCGTCAGCGACAGCGCCAGCGGCAGCGGCAGCGACAGCGACAGCGTCAGCGCCAGCGACAGCGCCAGCGCCAGCGACAGCGCCAGCGGCAGCGACAGCGACAGCGTCAGCGTCAGCGCCAGCGACAGCGCCAGCAGCGACAGCGGACTTCACCCCGATGCGCTGCATCTCCTCACGGATCTTCGACCGCAGATCCTTGCGGGCTTCGGTGCGTGCGAGCCACGTCGAAGCCCGGATCTTGACCTGGACGTCCCTGAGGTCCTGATCGGTGAGATCGACAGCGGCCTCCGACTGCGCGGCCAGGTCGTGCAGTTCGGCGAGGCGCAGCCACGCCGGCAGCCAGGCGCCCATGAGGGTCTTGCGCGCCATCTCAGCGCGGGCGCCGTCGAGCCCGTCACCGGCGGTGTTGAGCATCGCGGGCAGGAATGCCTTGAGCTGCTGCCTCGGGTCGTCGGGCAGGCCGTCGTTCAGTCTGCGGCCGTAAGCGCCGAGCACCGGGCTGACGCACTTCGGGTGGTCCGTCCAGCGCTCACCTGCCAGGTAGGAAGCGACCTCGAGCAGACATGCACCGTCGGCGATGTTGTCGTGGGCGCCGGACTTCAACGTCAGGCTGTCGAGGTCGAGCGTCCGGGCGGTCACGCCGACATCCGGGACAGTTCGGCCTGGCGGTCGGCTTCGGCCTCAGTCGTCGTTCGCAGGTCGCCCGGGTCGGCGTCCTCGCCGCCGAGGAAACGCGCGGCCTCCCGGAGCGCACCGATCAGCGCGTACGCCTGGTCCTCGCCGAGGACGACGAACTTCACGTCGCCGAGGACGATCGTCGGGTGCTTCCCGGGCCAGGTCTGTACCGTCGGCCGGTCGTCCCCGAGGGTGATTGTCGTGGTGACGTGCGTGATGCTCATCTGCTGGTGGTCCTTTCGGTAGACTGATCGGGCTGGTGATCGGCGGCCACCCCTAGCCGGGTGGCCGCACGGGGTTTAGGCGGACAGGTCGATCTCATCGACGGAGCGACCCTCAGCGGCCCACGCCTCACGGGCAGTGGTGCAGTCCGGGTGCGCGCGCATCACGTCACGAACGGCCCGCAGCACCTGCTCACGCTCGCGGGACTCAGCCGTCTCGTTCATCACGGTGACTAGCTCGGCCTCGATGCCGGCGAGGTCGTAGGCCCACCAGTCGGCGCGCTGCAAACCGACGATGTCCCCGGAGCGCGAGTTACGAACCTGGCGAACGCTGCTGCTGGTGACCTTGCGCTTACGCCCGTTCCGCAGGGTGACAGTGACGCTGTGCAGGTCCTTGTGTGCGTCGTTCAGTGCCTTGATGCACAGGCTGGTGACGGCCTGTTCAACCTTCGAACGCGCCCACGGGTCATCGCTGTCAAGCAGCTCGTCTGCCATCTGCCGGGCGAGGTCGGTGTGCGGCTGGTCCTCCATCTGGTCGATGTAGCGGGACAGCAGGTTCTGCCAGGCGATGCTCATCGGATGCTCCGAAGGTGGTTAGGGCGCAGTGCGTTGCGCACGTCGGTGCTCCAGGCCAGGAGCCGGTCGAGGAAGGCCAGGGCGCTGTCGCGCTGGTCGTCACTGAGGGCCGACGCGGTGCGCCTCGGGTCGAGGGAAAGCAGCCCCCGGTCCGTGCCGGTGATGCCGCGAAGGAGGTTCGCGGCGTAGGTGATGTCGCTGTCAGCAAGCGAGTCGTGGACCTCGCTGGTGAGGTCGGCGCTAGTCGGCCCCGGCTGCTGCTGCCAGTCCTCGACGGACAGCACCTCGCCTGTGACGCGGTCGGCGACGAAGTCCTCGACTGTGCGCTCGGTGGTGGTGTGCGTGATCCGGGCAGCCTCTGGCGACTGGGCAGGCTGGGGGCGGACTATGGAGCGGATAGCAGCGGCGGTCGGCTTGCCGGCGGTCTGCTCCTGCGCTTGCTGCCAGGTGTCGCGGAGCCGTTCGGGCTGGTCGAGCAGCGGAGCCAGTTCGCGGGCCTGCGCCTCGTTGGTGACCGGAACAACTGTTCCGACCGAGGCGGCGGCCATCAGGTTGCGCGCGTAACGGTCGGTCATGGCCCAGCGGTCCTGGCAGTAGGACTCGAACGTGTCGTGCTCGGCTCTGTACAGACGCTCATCGCGGATCGCCAGCAGCGCCCGGCCGACATCGAGGAAGGTCGACAGGCCGCGCTCGACGGATGCCTCGTGCTCCGCCAGCGTTGCTGCCTCAACGGGCGCGAGCGCGGTCATGCGGCCACGCCCTTGGACCCGATCCCGAGCCGTACGCAGTTGAGGCGGACCCATTCACGGCTGACCGTGAGTCCGTAGTCAGCGGCGACGACGACCGCGATCTGGTCGTAGGTCATCTGCTCTCGACGGCAGCGGGCGAGTAGTTCGCGTGCTCGGCCACCGGCAGCGATGTCCAGCAGTTGCCAGGTGGGGGGGGTTCGGTTCGGCATGTGGCAAACATTGCCACACCTGACAAGGTTTGGCAAACCTCTTGCGCGGCGTGTCTTCTAGGTGCACCATGCACTCATGAGCGCAACTAAGTTGTCAGGTGGGGAACCGTCGGAGTTCGTCCGCTCAGTCGCAGCGGAAGTCAACGGTCAGATGGGTAGACGCGGCCGCATGTCTGCCGTCCGCCTCGCGAAAGCGTCAGGACTTCCCTACCGGACGCTAGTCAGGTGCCTGGGCGGTGCCCGCCCGTTCGCGGTAGACGAGCTGGAGAAGATCGCGGCCGTGTTGGACTGCTCCGTCTCTGACTTCGTGAGCCCACCCCCGCCAACCGGCACGCGCACTATCAGCCGGAAGTCACGCGATAGTCACCGTCACTTCGCCACCGCTGCGTGATGATCACACCTATTGCCCTGCTCGTCATGATCATGACAGTGTGCGCGATCTTGCGCGCCTTGACCCGCCGCGTCCCCTCGCGCACCGAAAGCCGCCCTCATGTTGATCACCTGCTACTTGAACCGTTTACGCCTGGCCGGCTACCGGCCGTCCACGATCACCGCGCGAGAATGCTGCCTGCGCGCCTACGAACGCTCGCTCGAAGTCCACCAGGCGACGGTGGAGGGTGCGACCCGGCTGCACGTCGAAGCGTTCCTCGCCCGCGACCTCGCCCCCGAATCCCGCCGGGCCTACGCCGGGCATCTACGCGGCCTGTACCGCTGGGCTGTTGAAGAAGGCCACCTGAGTAGCGACCCGACCGATCGGCTCCCGACCGTTCGTATCCCACGGGCCGTCCCCAGACCGATCGACCCCGACGACCTCAGGAAGGCGGTAGACACTGCCAGCCCACGGATGCGGGCGTGGCTGCTGCTCATGGCGATGCAAGGCTTCCGTTGCATCGAGGTCGCGGCGCTCCGACCTCAGGACGTGACCGTCACCGACACGGGTGGGGTGCTGTTCCTCAGGGAAACGAAAGGCGGCGGGACGGCGTCGATGCCAGCGCACACCTCGGTCATCGCTGCCCTAGAACTACTGCCGCAACGGGACGGTCTGTGGTGGGAGTGCACCCGCCGGCACGTATCGGTGGAGGTCGCGGTCTACTTGCGGTCGTTGGGGATCGACGCGACAGGACATCAGCTTCGTCATTTCGCGGGTACGTCTTGGCTACGCGCGTCCGGCCACGACCTCCTGACCACCGCCCGGCTCCTGCGGCACGAGTCGGTGAAGACCACCCAGATTTATGCACAACTCAGCGCCGAGCGTCCCGCCGAAGTCATGGCTCTAACTCACGCACCGGGGCGTTCAACATTGAGGGCTGTATGAAGCTGGCGCTTGTGCGCGCCGCGTGCTCCGTTGCCGATGCCACTCGTTGTAGCACTCGCGGCATCGGCGCCTGCCTGTCTTTGACGTGATGACGTTGCCACCGACGAGATCATGGAGGTCGCGCACACATCTGTCCGTAGAGTGCGCGACGGCGTTAGCGTGGATGCCGCGCCGGAAGTTCGTAGCTTGGCACACCGGCTCTAAGTGATCCGGTCGGAAGCATCGCGTGTTTCGGCACAAATGGTCGATGACGAGTCCCTCGGGTATCGGCCCGATGTGCAACTCGTAGGAGACGCGGTGGACATACTGCCTTCGACCGCTTACCGACATCACTCCGTACCCGTTGCCGAGCACGGTTGCCAGTCCAGCGCCAGCAGCCATCGTCAGTAATCTCGCGGCGGGACAGGAGCGTTGCCGCTCTGCGGGCAGGACTGATAGCCGCTCGGGCGTAGTCGTCCGAGGTGCTGCCGTGGCGGCGCATTCGCAGCGTGTGCATGTTGCACATACTGCCGCGACGGTAGATCGGCTTTTGGCATTCATCTACGCTGCACATGTTGGCATTCTAACAACACTCAGTATGCTAGGCCTGCTCCGCCACGCAGAGCTCGACCCGCGCCGTCCGGCCGAAGTGCTGGCTCTGACGCACGCGCCGGGCCGGTCGACGCTCCGGGCAGTGTGATGGAAAGAAGTTGTGGCTACCTGTTGACGTGTCTAACACATGGGTATACGCTATACACATGCCCACAGAGACAGCCACCACAGCCACCACAGTCACCATCGCCGGCCAGACATGGACCGTCATCCACCGCAGCCGCTACTTCGTCGGCCTCATCAACGCTCGCGGCACCGCCCGCCAGCTCGTCCCGAACCTGACCACCGGGACCTGCGTCCTCACCGACATGATCGGCCGCCAGCACAAGAACCGGTTCGGCACCGCCGTTCGCTGCATGGTCGTCGGCGACGTCATCTGCGAGATCGCCTGATGACGGCGGCCGAGGCGGCCGAGCTGCGGGCCTGGCTCAAAGCCCGCGCCGACTCATACGGGCGAGACGCCGGCATCCTGCGCCGCGACGGAGACACCGACAACGCACTCGTCTACGAAGCGATCAGGGATGAGTTGCGCGACGTAACGGCGCTGCTGGCCGGGGACTCCTGATGCCCCGCACCTACCCGCCCCGGCGCACCCTGGTCGCGTTCCGGCTCGACCCGGAAGTGCTGGCGGATATCGACACGCTGGCCGAAGCGGAAGGTGTCGACCGTTCGGCGATGATCCGCAACTTCATAGTCGAAGCGATGGTGGCACGGGAGCGTAAGACAACGCCGAAACGCCGCCCCAGCTCGAGCCCGGGGGGACGGGCGAGCTGAGGCGGCGCGTAGAGGGGCGGCGGGGACTAGAGCAGGGATGCCTGCCACAGGTCGTAGCCGCGCAACGCGACGGCGTAGGCGTAGCGGTTCACCGGCTGCTCGTAGAGCGCGTTGATCTGCGTGTAGCTTCGCCGGCCGCCGCTGACGAACAGCCGAAAAATCTCATGGATGTTGGTGTGCGTCGTCGGATCGACAAACTCAATATTGTCGTCGGTGTCCGGCCCACCTAGCGCCGCAGGCCGAACGTGGTGGCGGTTGAGCTCTAGCGGCACGGGCCGGTGCTCGCTGACGCAGGCGCACCGCTGGCCGTGGTCGTGGGCCACGTCAGATGCAAGTTTCCGGCGCTAAACTTGGATGTACCGCCACACGATCCAAGTTTGCTTGATACATCAGATGACGCCGACCACGGCCAGGATGACGAAGATGAGCAGGACGACGAGCAGCACGTAGACAAGATCGACCTCGCCGGCGTCGTCCTCAACCCCGGCGGGTGCTTTGAGGTAGCCCGCGGCGAACGCCAGCAGGGCGGTGAGCGCTGCCGCTACGGCGGGCGGGGCTTCGACCCCAGCGGAGTCCAAGCCCCACACGGCGAGGCTCGCCACGGCGCCACCGAGGGCGGCGGCGGTCACCTTAGGCACCGGCCGATAGCTGCTCATGCGGCATCCTTCGGGGTGATCTCAACGCGGGCGTTTTCGATCCGGGCGTCCAACGCGGCAGCAGCCCCGTCCTTCGCCGCCGCTGTCACCTGCTCAACGGTCAAGTCCCCACCGGCCATCGCGGCCACCGCCGCCCGCAGCCCGGCGATCTCCGCGACAGCCTGCCGGGATGCTTGCATCCCATGCCACGCTTCAGCCCGCGCCCACAGCATCACCCCGACCGGGGTATCCGCGTACACCTTCCCGGCGGCATCCTTGAGCCCCATCAGGTTCGGGTACGGACGGCTGAACTCATCGAACAGCCATGTGAGTTTGCGGTCCTGATCGGGGGTCACGTCAGCGATCTCCTCTGTAGGCGGGTTGGTGAGTAGGTGGCGGGCTCGGTTGCGCATCGCGGGCATGTCGACGCCACGCGGGTCGATCTTGCGGGTCGGCGCCCACTCCTTATGTCCGCAGAGCGCGTCGGCGGGTAGGTGGCACAGCCGCAGCAGCACGGCGTTCAACTGGTCCCAGGCGTCGAGCTGCGCGGCCGGCCAGACCTCGCCAACACCGTCGTTGTACGACTCGACACCGACCGCCTGACTGTTCCCGGTGACACCACGCCACGTCCCGCTACCGGCATGGTTCGCCCGGCCAGCAGCTATGATCCGTACGACCCCGGCCCGGTTCAGCCCTACCTGCGCGAGCGGGCCGGGTAGGTCCGGGCGGCCGTCACGTAGCAGCCTGTCGACAGCAGCATCCGAGGCGTTGCGCCCGGTCGCTGTGTGGTGCGCGAGGACCGCGCCGACCTGACCGAGATCCGGCCCACGACCCTGCCAGCCGTCGACCTCGAAAACATGCAGGCCGGCACGCCGGCACTCATCGGCGAGGGTCACCAGGCGCATGAGCGTCCTCCGGTCATCGGGCCGAACAGATCGGCAGGGGAAGGATGCGAACCGCCCGGTAAGCCTCGATGCGGGCCTCACGTAGCTCGGCGTCCGGGTTGGTCCGTTCGAGGTCGGCGAGCGCGTCCTGCTGCTGGTTGAACTTGGTGAGGATCGCCAGCCCGCTCAGACAGGATGCTTCCTGGGTAGCGGTGATCCGGTCGTTGCTCGTGTTGATCCGGTCGGTGCTGATCTCGTTGCGCCACGCGAGGAGCAGGGAGGCGAACAGCACGAAGACAGCTAGCACCCAGAGCCGTCGCCGTGCCATGTCGGCTTTGTGCTGGGCCGTGATGCTGCGCTTCTCGTTGCATTGGACGACCTCGGCGAGCGCCCCCAGGTCGTAGTACCAGCGTTCGGCTTCGTCGTGCATCCGGTCGCTCACCGGAGCGGGTCGCAAACCGGCAACGGATCTATGCGCCCCGCCTCGTATGCGCGGATGCGGGCTGCCTGCGTGGTCGGATCTACGTCCGGGTTGGCCTGCTCGATGGCGATGAGCGCGTCCTGCTGGGCGTTGTACTTGGCGAGGATCTCGCGCCCGCTCTCACACGCAGCCTGCTGCGTCATGATGATCCGGGCGGCGTTCGCGCTGATCTGGTCCGAGTTGATCTCGCTGCGGATCGACAGGAGGACGAAGGCCGCGAAAATGAAGGCGGCCAGGGCTAAGGTCTGGTTCTTGCCGAGGTATGGGGAGGACTCGCCGCGGGCACCTGTTTTGCCGGTCGCGCCCGTCTTGCCCTGGACCCCGGCGTTGCCCTGAATCCCACGCCCACCCGAGCCGTCATGCCCGTGCTCACCGTGGCTGCTCATCGGAGCCCGTCGCAGTCCGCCGGCTCAGTTTTAATCTCGGCCCGCTCGGCGCAAGCCTGGAAGACATCCTGCTCGATGCGGTCGGTGATTATCTCAGTCCGGTAGGCGAGGAGCACGAACGCGACGACGATGAACGCGAAGATGACGAGAGTCTGATTGCGCCCCAAGTAGGGCGAGGTTGGCCCTGTCCTACCGATCGGGCCGGACGGGCCGACCGCGCCGGTACTGCCCTTGTCGCCTTTCTCGCCGTGCTGCCCGTGATCACCTTTCTGGCCGCGCTCTCCGGTCACACCCCGATCGCCGGACTCACCCCGCTCACCTGTCACAACACACCCCGTATCTCAAGTATCTGCAGGACCAGCACAAGGGTCAGGACGACGAGCATGTAGCGCAACGTCCAGCGGTGCCGGCAGCACCAGAGGGCAGCGTCACTCTCGCCGGTCACTTTTCGGCGTCCTTCTCGTCCTTGCCCAGGAAAGCCGGCAAACCCATCATGCCTCCTAGCAAGAGCAGTAACGTCGGGCGCTCGCCTTTGCTGACCAGCAACTCGTGCCCAGCCCCAAGCAGCCCGGCAACAAAGAGCACGGTGTTCCGTGCGATCTTCACAACGGGCTTCCTCACGGGTGCTCACGCGACCAGGCATTCACGTCTCAGCTCCTCACGCACGTTTGTCGATGAGTTGACGGGTACGGGACGTGCGCTAGCCCCGACTATCAGGCGTCAGGTGCCTTGTCGGCGAGATGCAGCAGTTCGTCCCGCTCGGCGGTGAGGCGCTCGACCTGCGCGTTCAGGCCCATGACCTGGCCGTACAGGTCCGCGATCAGAGCCAGGATGGCGGCGGGGTTCATGATGTGGGCTTGATCGCGCCGAGACTGGTCATGACACGTGCCCCGAGATTGTCGATAGTTTCCCGCCAGAACGCCCCGTCAGGTGAACGCCGAACAATCCCCTTGCTGGCATCGGTCGCGCAGAGCGTGCCGAGCGGCAGAACCTCGGTAACCGGGAGGGAGGCGGCGTTCACATACTCTGCCAGGCTTGCGGTTTGTGCCGCAGAGAACGGGGCGACTGTTTGTCCGACCCGTCCGTTCGTGGCGGGCGTCACCGCGAACTGCGAACTCAGCGGCGCCGGTCCGGCGGTTAGCCGGCCCTGTGCCAGAAGGTCGCCGGGCGTGGCCATTGCGAAACCTTCTTGCCGCCACTCAAGTCCGTTTGGCCCGATCAGCAGTTTCGCCGCCTTGAGGTTTCCGACCAACTCAAGGTCACCGACGCCATTGAGACGCGCCTTGCGGGTCTGCGCGGTCCCGGCGGTTTGCACAGGAGCGGCGTAGAAGTCGACCACGCCGTCTCCTGCGACGACGCCAGACAGTCCGTCGGTGCCGACTGCCTGGTAAGCGCTACTGACGGTGTCCCAGGCCAGGTTCCGGCCGACCAGCACCGTGCCAGGTCCTCCGACGCCGACGCGGGTAGTCTCGGAACCTTCGAGCAGAAGTTGACCGCGTTTCGCAACCTTGAGTCGATTAGTGAAGCCATCGACGTCGCGGACGGTAAACTCACTCACCTGAAATGACAAGTCAATGAAGCCGGTATTCCAGTGGGCCGACCATCCCCACGGACGAATCTGCCCGTGGGTCGGGCTGTCCCACATCGAGTACTGCTCAGACTGGTGGTGCCAGGTGCCGCCCTGGTTCGTCCAGTAGTCAGCCTCGAACAGGATGGCGTTGGTCGGGACGGTGGTGTCCTTGCGCTGCCAGCCGATACGGCCGATCGGGTCGAAATGTGACTCCCCGTTACCGGTGAACACCGAACCTGTGTCGGCCCGCGACCGCCAGGTGCCCGGATGGGTCTCCGTCGTGACCTCATAGACGTCGACACCCACTCCGGCAGTCGCAGTACCGCCGACCAGCGCTCGCACTTTCGGCACATAGGTGGCACTAGCGGACGTCCTTGCCTCCGTGACAGCGGCCGTCTGCACCTCCGTGTCGGTCGCGGTCCCTTTCTGCGTCAAAAACTTGACGATGTCCGCGACGTCCGGGCCGGGGGTGCCGGTCTTGGGTGTGAACGGGCCGTCGGGCAGTGGGACAGTGACCGGCATCAGGGCTCCCTCGTTACGGTCGGGCGGGCGGTGATCATGGGGTGCGGCGTTCCAGCACAGCGAGCCGGGCGTCGGTCTTACGTAGCCGGGACGCGAACTGCCCGGCTGGGTTCGGATGGCCGACCGTGACCCGCACGGTCTCCTGACCGTCCTCACCTGGCGTGAAGTTGATCGCCTCGACACGCAGCCGGTCGGCGATGTTCAGCCGGCCCGACCGGACCCGGACGATGACGCTGTCCCCGACCCACAGTTCTTCTGTGCCCGGGTAACGGTCGGCGGCCAAAGTGAGGGTGTAGGAGGGGCGCAAAACCTGCGCGTCGGCGAGCAGGGCGTCAGCGCGGGCACTGAGCGTCCCCGACTCGTAGATGTCCGGGAAGCCACGCTCCAACTCGAAGCGGCCTTCGGGGCGCACCCCGATGTTGGTGGCCTCCCGGTACTGCGGGGCCTGCGGGTTCACGGCTGCGACCGCCCGGACAGAGTTCGCATAATCCGACGGACTGAAAGCCCTACTGACCGTGGTGACCATCCCACCGAAGTCGAGGACGACATCGGTGTCTCGGCCGCGCTGCGGGGTGAACACGTTCAGCCGTAGTTGCGGGTCGATCTCCCAGTCGAAACCGTCCGCGAGATCCCCGAGGCCGTTGATGGCTTCACCGATCGGGGTGCCACCGGGGTAGAAGCGGTCCCGCAGGTAGCCGGTGGTCTGCCCGGTCCCACGGGTGACCCCAAGACTGCCGCCGGCCTTCGCCTGCGTGGCCTGCACGACCTGCCAGGCGATCGACGCCTGATCCTCACCCGGGTAGGTGAGCTTGTCGGTGTCGTGCAGGAACCGCCGGTCGAGTAGAGCCCGGTAGTCGGGGGCGTTGAACGTGCAGGCGTGCGCGTCCGAGGTGATCTCGTCGGTGCTCGCCCCGACCCGGCCGCGGTGGAGCAGCTCCTGGCCGCGCCAACACCAAAGGTCCGTCGTCAACTCAACAATGCCGGCGGCCTGCTCGTGACGGCCGTCGAGGTTGAAGCTCGCGTCGGACGGCTGGCCGACCCGGACGGTGACCTGCCGGCCGGTCGCGGCGGTCAGTTCAGTATCAGGGCCGTCGGTGCGCGGACCGGTGAGGAACTTCCATGCAAGCACTAGCGTGTGGTCGGGCGACCAGCGACGGCGCTGTCCGAACCGACACCGAGCAGCGCGGCGGCCAACTTCTTCACCGACGCCGACACCTGCGGGTCGTCGTGGACAGACTGGATGCGGGCGGTCAGCGCGTCCGACGGGTCAGGCTGCGGCGCGGGCAGCGGGACGACCGTGTAGACCGCAACGACCCGGTCAGACTGCACCTCGAATGTTGGCAGGCCGGCGGCGTGCGTGTCCGGATCGAACTCGGGCTGCTCGTCGTGGAGCGGTAGCCAGCCCTCCATCTCCTCGCGCGCTGCCGTGCCGCCGTAGTCAAGGGCGACGACCCTACCGTTCTCAACCTTAGCCGACCACTGCATCACGCCGCCCCTATGTCTTGGATGAGGATGTACGTCGGGTGCTGACTCGTCGCTGGGACCGTCTTATCCAAAGTGTCTCCGTCCGTTCGGATCGCGGCCGCGTGGTAGGTGTGAGCACCCGCCGTAGGGGTCACGACGACGCTCGCCGATAGTTCCTGGGACAGGACGGGCGTCAGCCGGCGCTGCCGTTCCTGCAACGTGACGGTCCCTTCTTTGATACGCAGGGCGATCCCGGCGCCCTCATTCACAGACGTCCAGAA